TCTTTAGATCACCGCTCGCGACACGCTCTAGTTTTTCAGCTATAATTCGATGATGCCTACCAGATATAAAGTCAGGCCACATTGAAGACACAAAATCTAGAAAATTATTACGGCACGATTCTTGTTTCTCAAGCTGTGCCAGACGCAATTGTAGCTTCAACATTCTGTCTTCTATTGAATTTGTACTAGCATTCATGTCGGGGACCCTAAGATTATATGCGATAAACCCTCTATAATCTATTTCCGTTCATTTTTACAGATAAATATTTGCGAAAAACATGGCCCAAGCCCTCGTGCCACAAGCTCGTGGGCCGCGCTCCGCGGGCCTCGAAAACTGAATTTTCGCCAGTAAAAAATGACCCGATATCTGGGGGACCCTAGCCGCCTTCGATGCAGTGAAGGCAAATTTTCACCAGTTAAAAAACGCGGGCATTGCGCAGATAGACCAGCAACGCGGGCCGCGGTTCACGGGCCGAAGGGCGGCGATCGATTGCCCCAGTTCCACAGTTCGCGGCGCTCGGTACGTTTGGAAGGGAGCAAGGGCGGCGGGCCTTGGCAAGTTTTAAACGCAAATAAAAAGCCCGCATAAAAGCGGGCTAATTACTTTTTAAAATGTTAACTGGTTATCAATCAGTCGAAGCGGGCAACCTTATAAGCCCCAGTTTCTGGATTGCGTAACGCTACAAGGCCATATTCATAAACGTAACATTCAAGGCCATTACAACGCCCCAGAACAAGCGGGTTTAAGTCATTATCGCCCTTACTTTTCCAGACGCCTTTACTAGTAATGTGAACTTGCATCACGTTTTTTGAAAAGCCCCCGCCTTGATACTGTTCATCCATTTGGCGGGCCACAGTGTCAAGGGAATGATCTTCACCATCGAAGGCATAAACAAAAAAACTAAGGGGAATAACAGTCATTTCTTTTAAATCGGCCTGACTATAAATATTTAAACTTGTATCTTGATTAGGGTTAAATTTGGCATCAACTATTACAAGAATAAGTTCTGTCGGATCCATTTGGAAAATTGGTTCACTCATTTTAAAATTCCCGTCTCTTTAAAAAAATCGTTTATGTTTTCGTCGATGCGGTGCATATCACCGAGCCAATCATAAATTGTATCAGATAGTGAAAAGTAAAAATCGTTATTCACTAAGTCACTTGATCTAATGCTATCGCTCACGCCTTCCAACTGGGCGCGGGCATCATCGAAGGTATTATATGCGCGTCGCATATCTTTATTCAGTTCTTTAATTTCCATTTTTTTACCTCATAAATAGAAAAGGGCGGGATTGCCCCGCCCAAGTAATCGCATAAAATCTTATATTCTGTCAACTAGTTTAAAGCTAGGTCCAGAATAGCCCCCGCTTTTCGCTCAATCGATACCCTATTATCTTGGTGCGGTATGTCGCGAGCGATTGCAGTTATACCTTGGGCGGCGTCGAATAAGTTTTCAATTGGGCGGCCCTCTTCTAGTTCGTGACGTTTCATCGCGGCCTTTGCCATACGTTGCGATAGGTTGCCCCGCTTAACTAAAAACTCGAGACGGGCGTTATCCTCATTTTCTAATTTTGCCGCCTTCGCCGCTTCTATCCCTTCGACAAATGCCATAGTTGAATTCGTTGCAAAGCTTTCAAGGGCGGGCGTTGCTTCATCCGCGAACCGCTCGGGCGCAAATTTTGTATGTCTGATTTTAATTTCATGAAAATTTTCGACGCCCCATAAGTTACGGTTCATACAAACGCCGCGTAAATACATGCCCGCAATTCCCGCTGTCTTTGAACCAGTTTCTGAATTCCACATATAAAAGCCCCTAAACATTAAATCTGGGTCACCGTTTGCAAGCTTACCGACTTCGATCGGGTTTTTATCGTCAACTAAAAATATAAATACGTCGCGATCAGATGCAAACAACGTTGTAGTATCTAATGAAACTGGTACGTCGGGATCATAAAGGGCGTATCCGTCTCTTGATCCAACCATCATACCAGGTATTTTCCATCGGCCCCCGCTACGTTCAACTTGGTCCATAGCAACTTTTATTATTTCATGATCAAAAATACGCCCATAATCTGGACCCGTTGCCGCTCGCAATTCTGAACCGTGAGCAAGCCCGCCGTAAGTTTTAATAAGTTCTTTTCCGCGGTTAAAACGTAAACCCCAGTTTAAACAGTCGGCAACAAGCGGGGCGGGTAAATCATTTAAATACCCCGAAGGTGCCCCCGCTAATTGTGACAACTGTCCAAAAGACCAGTTAGTAGGGCTGTTTTTACCTTCCCGCCTATTTTCGTCAAAATAGTTTATTGATAGCTCGCCCATTGTGGGGCTTGCCTCAGTCATATTGCCTTCAATTTCAATCTTATGCGTATTCACAATAGTTTGATCCATACTATTAGCGTCAACTTTTTTAGCGTTGTACATTTCTTCAAGTGACAAAAACTTTTCATCGTTTGATCTAGAAAACCATTGTTTTGATACTGTGCTATTGCCAATACCGTGATTAAACGCGTCTGTTTGATAAGTCATATTTACCTCATAAAAAATAAAAGGGCGAAATTACCCGCCCCTTTAATCGCATAAACTCGCATAATATGCAAGCTAATTTTTTAAAAAGTTATTCCGCGCCAATATCGCCCGCTACATGATGCCGAATAATGGCCCGCGGCGGTAAACTTGAAACGAATCTCAAAAGCTTTTCGCCGTCGCATTCGTCGGGCTGTTCACTTTCCGCCGTTTGTTGCCACCATATGCGGCAATTACCCGCGTCTGCATAACACCCGCCGCGTTTAGTATTATCCGCCGCTAATCTTTTACTCGGCCCGTGCGCCGTAAATCCAATAATAAATTTTCGAGTTAACCGAGCACATAACGGTTCGCCGTTACCGCAATTATTGCAACCTATCTTATCGTTATATTCCGCGGGGCATCTCACAACTTTAACCGTTTCTTTAGGTATATCTGAGCGGGATATATGAAAATAATTCCCGCCTTCAAAATGTTTTTTATTTAAAACGACAACAGTCGGAACGTTATTCACGGCGGCGTTCATAGCGTCGGGTAATTTCTCAGTACTGTAATTAATCACAGTTTTATCTGGGCCTAACAAGTTAATATATGAATTCCAATCAAAATGAGAATAAGTAAAACTAATACCAAGTTTAGGTTTTGCCGCTAAAAGGGCTTTTAAATATTTTCTATCAATTTGTTTTGAACCCTTCCCGCTCGCGTTCATTTTACAACTAGTCGGGCAAGTTCCATATTTTTCATTTTGCCCCGCCCTATAAGTAACGGCTATACCTTTTGTCTTTTTTGCACGGGATATTTCAACAGTTTTTAACATTTTTACCTCATAAAAAAAACGGGACCAGTTTCCCGATCCCGTATTTATCGCATATTATCTTATATAGCAAGTTATTTTTTACGCCGTCGCATTCTTTTATTTGAATGCTTTTTTAATTCTGCGTAATCTTTACCGTATAATAACCGACCAATTAATTCGAGCAAAAACATTAATCAAAAGCCCTTTCATATTTATCAACGTCGGGAATTATAATATTCCGCTCTGCGCTTTCAGAAAGTTCGCTTCCCTTTTTCTTTAAATACTTTTCTAACGCGGGCCAACATTGTTGATAAATTTCTTCACTCGCAAAAGTAGCAATTTGCGTTGCTCCCGCATTTTCCTCATCATACGCAATTATATTAATAACTATTTCTTCAGCCATACCTTACCCCGCATAATTCTGATTTAGAAAATCACGTAAGTCCGCCATTTTCTCAAAAACCATTTTATCGTGCGGTTCGGGTAAAATAATATAGTACCGCCTATAATTTGCACCGCGTCGCTCGACCCGAATATCAATCACATCACCGTTAGGCATTGTAAATTGCCAATCTGGTGGTGATCCAATCTTTTTAATTTGTCTAAGTTTAATCATTTAACCTCACTTTCGTGTATAAGACACTATGCGATTATATGGGGGCAATCAAGTTAAAAACAACATCCCAATCAAATTTATTTTCGCAACGATAAACAGAATTAGTTTTTAGCCCGTTACTTTTTAAATCGATAGCTTGTTTAGCGTGATACAAAAATAACTTTGGTATACTTCCCGCCTTCGATTGCTGCTTAAC